GCAGAACGGCGCGGCCTGAGCATGAGCCGTAGTCTCTGCCAGCACAAACCCAGCGTACTGATCAGACACATAAGCATCAGCGTTTTCCACATCAAGGGATCCATCGTGTCTCCAATACACGCCGGTTGCCCCTGCAATACCAACTGCGGCCTGAGGTGACACAAAAGCCGGTCCCCAAGTCTGGACCCACATGTACATCAATGCGGCAGAAGCGGTAACCAAAGGAACTCCGACGACTGGATGGCCGATCTCGACATCCTGCACAATGTAGGACCAAGGATTCTGCATCGCTTCCCCGTGATCAGAGGTCGTCAGGGCAATATCCAAAGGAGTATCGAGAGTGAAAGTCACTTGGACCGAACCGCCGGCCACACATGCCGTATTGCTGACAATGCCCCTTCTTTGAGGGGTGTCCACACCGGCAGAGAAGAAGATGATCTCACCCCCGGCAAAGTCATCGACGGCAATGGCACCATCCCCAGCCTTACCATCAGTAGCCGCAATGGACATTGTAACTTCGGTGGCTCCAATAGCCGCTGCCGCATACACACTGGCATAGGCAAGGCCCTGCGCCAATCCGTTCTTGACACCCAAGCCGGTGCTGGAAATAGCGCCGCCGGTTTTGGCGAGTACAAAGGTCTTCCCCCCAAACCGTACGAAATCACCAACATCGTACCCAGCAGGTTTAATCAAACTGGCAGCGGTATGAGGCACACCCGAACCTTTCAGCACCACTCCCTCTCCCACTCCCGGTACATTTACTCTATGTATCTTTGCAACCATTGTTCTTTTCCTTTAGAGTGGAATCATTTTCACCACTCGTTTTATTTTGCCTTGGCGGGACTTGCACCCGCCTGTTTGCTATTACATTACTGATTAGGCCTCTGTCATCAGAACCAAAGGCTGCTGACTAGCGCGCAGGACTCCGCCTGTGACACGTTTGTGGATCTTGAAACCGACCAAACCAGACTCAGCATACAGCTCAGTCAGGCGTTGGACACTCATGCCCATTCGGTCAATGATCCGGTAACCGGTCTTGAAGTCGCCGAAGATGGCAAACACCTGAGCCGCAGTGGAAGCGATGGATGCGATATCATCCTGAGTATAGATCGGTTTACCAAGGAACGTGTTCGGAAGGCCCGCCTGAACACTGGGCTGCCAAAGGAACGCACCCTCATAAACCGCTTCACCCGTTTTGGCCCTCAACTGTCTGAGCAGAAGCTCCGTGTTGGAATTGACCATGAACGCCCCATTCTTCCTGAACTGGGCCGGACACTGATACAGCATCTCAAGGAACTTCTCAATGGTGACCGCCCCAGATGCCGATGAAGTGACGGTGTTAGCGATCAGGGTAGCGTTCTTGGTGATCCCTTCCGGCTCCTCATAGTCGTGACCATCACCGACGACGAATTGTTTCTCCTCTTCCTCACCGAGGGCTCTGGCAAATTCCTGAGCCAGAACAGACTCAAGATTGAAGTCGGCGTCAGCCAGTTCATCCTCACCGATCTTGGCCAGACCATAAAGGTCTTCCACATATTGGTAAGTGGGCGCACCGGGGGTCATATCCGTTTCAGTAATACCCGCACCAGTTTCCAATTTGCCCCAACCGACCGTTACTCCACCAAGACTCCGCATTTTCATGCGATCCTTTCCGATGGTTCGGACAGCGCACAACTGGCGCATCACCGTGATCTTAGGTAGCTCGCGCACGATCTCAGAGTCCAGCTCCTCGGTCACCAAGTACTGTCCAGTGGCATCCTCAACCAAGGCTTTCTTCTCGGCAGGATCCAAAGCGGCCCGCCCTTCTCGCAGGTATTTGTAGAAAGCTTTTTTCTGGAATTCTTTTGCCTCATCCGCAGGCCCGCCGGCACCATTGGCCCCGGGGATGGTCTGGCGCTGCAATTTGAGTTCCAGATCATCAATTCGTTTTTCATAGTCAGCCTTGGCCTGCATGAAGGTGGTCAACGCGGTGTTGATCTTATCGATGGAGGCCTTGGTCTCAGCCGTGACCTCCCCATACGTTTTGATCTCCGCGTTCTGGGTCTCGGTCTTTTTATGAAGCTCTTCCACAACAGACTGAATCTGGTCCGTGATCTTTTTGAATTCTTCTGCTGGCATTGTTTTAATTCTCCTTACTTAATTTTTGATCTGTGCTAGTATTGATGCGAGTCTTTCCTCCGCCGCCTTGATGGAAAAGCCCTCATTCTCCGCTTTGAGCGTTGCCAGAATCACATCCAGTTCTGCGGCCCCTTTTGCTTCTTCATCGTCGAGGTGAGTGGTTTTCACCGGCTCGGCCTCGGGTTCTGCTGAAGCGAGGAGTGCTTGGATGGTATCCAACGCTGCTCTGAGCTTTGCTATGCTGGCTGCGGAAAGAACTCTCCCTGCCTTTACACCCTCAAGGTCAAGGGCCAGGAGTCTCATATCTTCATTTCTTTGATCTTCGCTTTTTGCGCTCAATATCAATGCTGAAGGATTCGCGGCGAAGCATACTGGCGAAACATCGTATAGCTTCACCTCTTTGAGATGACGCACACCCTTGATCACTGTATCTGTGATGGTGTCGTAGCCAATAGACATCTCGTTCACCACACCGGCTTTCATCAAGGCAAGCACTTCTCGGGCTCTCTGGACTCCTAACACTAACCGCCCCTTGACAAACAAACCTGTCTCATCCTCGTACATTTCATCAGGCTTTCCGAGCGGTTCCATAGTGCTGTGATTCCATAAGTGTTTAATGCGACCCTTGTTCTCTTTGATGGTCTTAGTGAACGCGCCTTTGTCCACCACCTCACCATAGGAATCGGGCACATCCGTAAATGTTGAGGCATACCCTTCAAAGGTCCCCTCCTCCTCATTTACCGCTTTGACTTCAAATTTGACTGTCTTGAATTCCATATCATTTCTCCTTGCCTTAGATCACCCACCCCCAATCTACTTACTTCCAAATGCTTCAACGCAGCGACACATGATATCCAATTCGCCGGGATACATTGAGCCATCTGAGTAGGTTTCACCAAAAGGCTTTGTCTGGCCTTCCATAGCAATGTGTTTATCCCTCACTCTATCATCTCTACTGGTTAGCCAAGTATGGGTTTTAACCACTCCTGATTGTCTAGCTGCTTCCCGCTGACCATATCCAGCTCCGTGGGATACTTCTGTCCTCGCCACCCGCATGGCCTTAAATCGGGACCCATCATCATAAAATTTCCTGAGGTCCCTCGCTATCTGGACAGTGCCAACATTCGCATCCATACCCGCCAGAATAACCCTCTTCACATCCTCCAAATCGGTCTGCATAATCGACACAATACTCTCAGTGCCTTTCTTGGCCACCCAAGCCCTTGCAGCAGCACTGAACGGATCAAACACCCACTTCGCTTCTCCAGGGGTGGAGGATTTTCCAGCACCCAGAGAATCAGCAGTCAGTTTCCCGAAATCCTCAATTACAACCATCAATGCCGCACTAATCATTTTCTCCCATTCGGGCTTTTCGGCGATGATTGCTTTGGCAGCGGCTTTCTCAACATCCTTGGGGGCTTTGCCCTTGATTGCCTTTTCGATTCGGGCGATCTCTGCATCATAAAGGGGCTGCACTTTCTTGGCGATCACCCCCCACCAGGCAACCCGTCTCGTGTCTATGCGTTTCCAATGAGCTGATTTTTGCTCCTCTGACTGGAGATCAATAGATTTTGCTTGGGATTTCCCAACTTCCTCAACAACCTCCCCCTCCACAATTCCATCACCCCCACCAACACCCTCTTCCAATTGAGGAAGTATAGGACCGTTAGGACCAACAGGAGCCAACTGGAATGACAGATAACCAATATCCCATCCGGGGAATTCCTCGAAGCCCATCTCAAGCCGCTCATTAATCTTTTCAAACGGTAGGCCCATCGCCCACAACGCCTGAGCCTGAGTCACCTTCGCCCCATAATCAGCTCTCAGCGCAGCAATCTTAGAGGTATCATAATTGATATTGATATCACCGTACAAAGGACCAAACCTCAGATTGAGCGTTGCTTTGATGTCATCCAGCATGGGGAGGATTACTATTTCATAAAGCGCTTTCCGAGCTTCCTGAACATTGTTATAGGTGGAAGCGCTTCTGTCCCCAAGCCACCACGGGTCAAGACCAAAGCCGGTAGCGATTGCTCTGAGGTTTGCAAGACGACTCGCTATGAAATCCATCTCCACCGGGGTCATGCTCATCTGGTTCCATTTTGCGCCAGCACCCAACACCCACGGCTCACGCTTTTTGGTCTTCTGGAGGAAGTTTTCTCTGATCTGCCTGCGGGCCTCTTCAAACTGCAATTGAGTCAATACAGCCTCATGAGTAAATACTCCGTCTGGCGTTGCCCGGTTCTGCATTGAAATTTTCTGAACATCCTGAGCCTCATTATCCGTGTCGATAGTTCGGGCAGTGGCCAGAAGCGGCCCCATTCCCCAATACGGATTACCAGGATCGATCTGCATGAAATGAACAAACTGATCTGGAGGAGCTACTATTGATTGGCCATCGTTAGTATATATCTGCCAACCCTCAATCCACTCTCCCAGTTTATCTGAAGGAATCGGTTTTACCAGGTCCGGCATCACCGGCCAAATCTCTTTCACTTTCCCATTGACAATAACGGGCTGCCACAACGCATTCCCACAAAGTTCAAGATGAGCGATGAGGAACTCGATCAAATCCTGCCCGGAGAACTGAGGATTGGGCTTAGCCATTACAAGTGCAAATGGATGATCCTTAATCAGATTGCCATCCCTATCCTCTACGATCCAAGGGACCGCACTAGCTGCCTGCACAATGGTCCTTATAGCTCGGTAGACATATACCGAAATCTTGTAGCCTTCTCTGACCGACTTCTTCACGGTCATATCACCATACACCGGTTGGCTTGCCTGTTGAGTGGATATCACTGAGAACGGATTTATGATACGCCCGTCATTGGCTTTTGGAAGTAATGTCAGAGCGACCCTTGCACGTAGTTTTTCAAACATGTTTCTTATCCAACCATGAATGCTCTACTCGGGGAAGTCAGTTCATCAAATGCACCGGAAGCGGCATCCACCTGATCATCATGACCGCCGCCGTCTTCCCCAGTGAACAATTCAAGTTCATCCAAGAACTCATTA